GGAGGTTTGTCTGCTCAAGGTTGCCCATGTACGTTTTATCCGCATCACTAAGATTAACCAAAGCACGAACTGCCGGCGGCACAGATAGGAGTCGTTGAATAAGTGCCTGATACTCTGGGTTTTCAGTTACTGCTGATATTGAACTATTAGATATGTTTGACATATGCTTACCCTCTTATGGATTAATTATATACCATTGTTTTAAAAAAGTAAACATCTTTATCACGTCATGGCGTCTGAAAAACGAGCTCAACGATCAAACCTTTTGGTACCGTGGTACTTGAGACACCACGCACATCAATTCGCAGCACATCACCGGTCAGTACATCATCATGTGCTGTGTCTATGACGGCAGGTATTGCGGCAGATCGTGTGCTATATTCAGTTGAGTCAATTGTCATCTGTGTGGATAACATGTCAACTGTGTCTGTCAGGTTATAGACAGATATTGTTGTCACACCAGTAACACCTGGGGTTATTACCGTGGCACTCACACGGATAAGGTTCATACCTGACAACTCATCAGGTACCACAAAATAGGTGACGCCATTAGCAACCACCAAATAACTACATGCTAAAAATATTGGTAACTGCACGACCCGTTTATTATCATCCTTTGGTACAATAAGGTCACCACCGATCGTCGACCCACTCACCAACTGTGCCATATATTCTCCTTAAACATTTGCTCTTTCAACGAGATATTGGAACCCCCAACCAAGTAGGATAAACCTACCGGTACCCTTAGAAAATAATGCAAACTTAAACTTATGTGCTAGTGCGATATAGTTCGCGACGTAACCTAAATCAATAAAGGTGTCATAGACTACAGCTCTTTGGAATGGGACTGGTATTGCGTCTGACCCGCCATTTTCATAGTAGTAGGCTCTTATCAACAATGATGACAATGTTAAATTTAGACCAACATTAAAATTTGACGTAGCCTTATTCCCTGAGCACGTCATCTTTGTGGCAGTCACAGACACAAGTGTAAATGGGCCTGGGTTATTTACGTCAGTTGTATAAACCTGTAACCCAACTAAAAAACCAGCCGTTAAAAAATTACCAGACACTGTGTTGATCTCAGTCACAAAATTTTCAATAAGCGTGTGGGTAATGCTCACTACACCTGCAACATCCTCCCACTCCCTGTCGACTACAGTTTGATTCTCTAGTAATTGTTTGCAAACAAAATTGTCACCATCCCAATATGACTGCGTGCACAACGCATCCTCAATCAATTCACCATATAGGCGAAGATACCCGTCATCAATCCCGGCACCAACTATGGAGATATCAGGGCGTGTGTAAGAGATGTCATATGTGCCATCACCTTCAACCAACAACTTAAGATTCCGAACCCGGGTGATGTCAAACATACTATTTGTTGGTATCACTGCATTTGTTGTTACATACCCTTCAATAGCCTCAACATCATTCCATGTGTTGCCATATTCCAGCCTCACCATGTGACCGGTGTCAATCAGTCCGTAGAAATATACGGTGCCATTATCATCAACAACCTTCATTGTTGCCTGTGGCACATACTGAGAACCAACGTTATTTTTAAACCACTTCTTCTCAATAAGATTATAACGTAGCCACACGTTACAAGTGATCTGCCCCGCCCCTGATGGGAGGCAAATGTTCCAATCATAGTGTGTTGGTTCAAACCACCCATGTGCCTTATCCAGTGCAGCAAAGTTTACACATGTTGCCTTCGTCGCATCAAAATACAACTCAATACCACGTAGTGGTGTTATTGTGGCGGCATCAAATATTATAGGTCCTGTACCACTTATCCACATTGCGATGTTACGAATAGCGTCCTTGGTTACCTCAAATGCTATCTCAGCAGTTGTTACTGAGTTTGGTGCGCGTAGACCAATGTTATCTGATATCTGACTTATTTTAAATGAGTCTGGACCGTCACCATCAAGCAGATAAACTTCAGTTGTCTTCAACAAGATCTCAGAGTCATATATGTTTGCACCAAACCTATTGAACACGTTCACGGCACCAATAAGGTCTGAACTATTTTTTCCAATGTAAAGTCTATTCTTATGACCACTTGAATCTGCACCGTTAAAGCAATCTGCCGTGTCAACGGCGCCGAAGTCGATACCGTGACCAGCCTTCCCAACAAGATCTCCTGCCAAAAACACCCTATTCTTATAACTAAAGGCAAACTTGTATGCGCCCATCTTTCTAGTTGCTGGTATACCATATATTGTATCTGGGTAACAGCCCACAGCGTAATCATTATCTGGGTCTGTTGTTAATGTTGCACTCCAACTTAACTCATACGCATACCCATAAACATCAAACATGTTTACAGCGTGTTCCAGTGAAGCATCTGGCGCATCCCAAAACGTTGTACCAGACTTATTCAGTGTTGTACTTGATACCAATGTCCCATCTTGGACTGTGCCAACTGTCACAAAAGCAGAACCGTTCCAATACTTAATTGTAATGGTAGCAGCAGTTTGATTATTTAGGCCTGGTAAAAATGTCCACCGAAAAGCAGTCTGTCGTTCACTGAACATGAGTATAGCTGAGTCTGAACTCGTTAACCCTGCAAACTTGGCGGCGATTGGATATTGAGGAGTACTTGTCCCGTACACCTCTGCAGTATAGTCCTCGTACACACCGGACCTAGACACCTGGCATTGTATACAGATACGGTTAACACCATCCCAAATATCCTGTAGCGCTTGCCAGGGGGCTGACATTGTGACATGGTATAGAGTGCATGTTCCTGCGGACAGGGTTACCTTGTACCAATATAGGAATTGATCATTTAAAAACGCAGGTTTAGATGTCGCAACTGTACTGGCAAATGTAATTGACCCAAGTTTTGCATGTGTCACTGCCGCTGCACCAGCACCAACAATTGTATTATCAGTCACAGATAAGTTCGACCAAGCAGTACCAGTCCACTCAGCTATTGTTACAACTGATGGGGTGGCATTAAAAACTGAGCAGTAGGGTATAATTGCACTTAGTGGCCGTGGTGACCCGACGAGGTACACATTTGACGCAGCAACAAAGGCAACCACGTTACCGGCAGTTGTTAGGGTATTACGCATCTCATCAGTGTACACACGTGGCGCAACTAATGTTAATGCCGTCGCGCTGGTGGCTAAGATAAATGATGATATTGTTGACTCCTCACCACCATATATCTGAGTCTCAACACCGTTACAGTAGATCATATTATTGTCTGGTGCCTCAACAAACCTACCTAAACCAAACCCAGTTGCGTCAGAATGTATTGGTGTTGCGGCAAAGTCACCAGCTGCTGGTGGCAACGCCTTATGCACAAACACGCGCCCAGACGCCAGATCAGTACTTAACTGTTGCGTGAATATATATGATGTCTGTGCATGTGGCGATCTAAGTTGAAAACCAGCTCGCCCAAGGGGGTAACTACTAAGTGCTGTGGTGTTAAGTTTTGAGTAACCGTTAACTAACGACACCTCACCATTCTTGCACCTAATGTTTTGAATGTCAGAATAGTTCCCACTAACAATCCGTAGTTCATGGCGACTTGGCAGCCACTCACCAGAAAAGTCAAACTGTGCAGTTTGTAGGACGCTATCCTGTAAAGGTTGTTCTGCCATCACTTTCGCTCCGTCAACTTTAACACATACTCACTCTGTGCTGGAGGGGTCTTTGTCGTCGGATCTTCGACCGTAACCTTGTCAACATTTAGTAACTGTAGGTATAACTGGTATAGTTGACCAGCCTTACTATATTGACTATCCTTAATTAAGGCCATTGCAGCAGTAAATAACACTGCTGCAGTTTGAAACTTGAGCGGTATGTTTTGAATGTTGTTTGTCACCTTCGCGTAATACACGGTGAGTAACGTGTTGTTTTCAGTCAGAGTTGGTATTGGAAAAACACCAAGTTTTTGGATGATCTCAAAAAAGTACTTTGGTGCCCCAGTCGTTACGGCTGTCTGAACGCCCTCCATCCACGGCGTGGCTGACTTTAAACCAACGTTAGCATAGATTGCCCCAAGGACCTTTATGCAGTCAGCGTGGACAGTATATAACTGTGTGCTTGTCAGCAAGGTTATTGATGTAGATTGTTCATAGCAAAATGTCAGTGTCGATATGTCTATTGCAGCATCATCAATCCAACCATCTAATTGGGAGTTGAGCCAAAAACCCTCAGTTAGTTCATTGAGTAATGCCCTTGTTTTCTCGCGTGTTGTTGTTTTGACAAGTCCCATGGTCACCCCACAACGCTAAATGGTGCAGATTGCACACGAATAGAGACCTTCGCCTTACCAGTATATTTTTTATTTTTTGCCACACTCACGTACCCATCATATAACTCGGAGAAGTATTCTCCGCCCTCGATACTGGTCCATGGTTTATTTGGCATACGAAGTAGGTATGATACAACGCCATTTAAGATAGTCTCATACCAGTCGTCATATATAAAGTCCGGCACTATGTTTGTTATTGGTGTTGGTTTCAATGACACCCAAACAACAATACCACCGGTAATACTCTCAGTTGGGATTTCTTTAAACTGTAGTACCTTTTCAGCATCAACCGTGTAGGCAAATGGTTGACTGGATTCTATTTGTCGCCAATTTTCTGGTGATCTGTCTAAAAGATCAAGAGATGTTGGGTCAACATACATATTGTTAACCTCAACGCGCTCAACACCAACAATGGAACAGTCTGTTGGAGCGGTAAGTGTATATGTGCTTGTCCCATCAACCAAATTAATAGCTGTTAGTTGGCGAGTGTATAACAGGGTTTTGTCGCAGAACTCTCGTATGATGGTTCGCACCGCAAAGTCAATGTCACTTTTGCTTGCCCCCGGTACTCTCTCTGAAACTCCAGATAACCATGAAGAGATGTTTCCCATCACTGACCTCTTAAAAATCCGGGAGGGTCTATCCTCCCGGATGTCTATGTGGTAGGTTTAGTTTAATGTTCACCAGGGTACAGCGCACCTTTGGTTGCGTCGGTGATCCAATTGCGAGCAGCAAGTCGGATATTGATGTCCAGGGAAGCGGTGCCCGTTGCAGCCGCAGAGATTAAGTCATTCTGCGTAACGATTGCTGAGTCTGGAACATCCTTGATCGTGCATCCGGCGCACTGAATGGTATTGCCTTTGATAATTGCAGGTCCATTGATGTTGGTGTAAGTTGCACCAGTATCAATGACGATGCCGTCATTGGCAGCGCCCCTGATATTGTTCCCAACAATCTTTAAACCTGAGGCATTACCAGCCCCGATCGCGATAACATCGGCAGAGAAGGCCCCGTCAAAATCACAACCTGAAATTGTAAGGAGTTCAGTGGCTGTGGTGCTAATGGCACTACTGGTTGTTTTGCCACTTTCAGCTCCAACGAACTGACACCCATAAAAACCAATGCCATTGTTATTCGCAATCAACGTCCAAAGGACACCGTCTGCTGCTGGTTTGAATCGTACGTTATAAAACATACAGCCATACATAGCAGTCAACGGGGCATGATTTCCCTTAATACTTGCCATTGGATAAGCGTCACAAGAACCAACACCAATGACGTCACATTTAGCAGGGATTGCTGCCAAATTAACTGTCTCACTGTCAGCCTTGTAGTAGATCTTATTACGCGCCGCCCACCCCTTCGATGATGCTGCAATGTTTGCATTGCTTGCGGTAACGGCAACTGCCAACGTCTTAAAGGCCGTGTCCCATGTCTTCCCATCATTGGAGTCACTGCCGGCGTTGTTTTCAACGTAATAGATCTCACCTTCCTGGACGCTAAGGTCCAGGTCATTGATACCTTCCTGGATCTTCCACAGTGCACGGCGTGTCAAGTTGTCCGGCACCTGATTAAAAAAAGAATTGAGTTTCATGTAAGCCTCCATGCGTACCGTTTTACGGTAACTAAGAACTACGTTTATTCATCTGACTCGTCAAGATACACGGCTCCCTCACCGTAACCATACGGGATATCAACCAGGTCGTAGAATGTCATGGTGACACCCGCCGCACTGTCTTTCGTCGTACCAACAATAAACGGGTTGGTAGTATTCGCCACAACCCAAATGGCCACCGGGCACGTGTCATCAGCTGGCGCCGGAAGTGCAGCAAGGGCAAGGGCAAGGGTGGTTGCATCATCACCCTTTAGGCAATCCCACGTGGTCGCCGCATCAATGGTAATCAGGTAGGCACAGTATGTCCCTGCCGCCTGAATCGCCCCGGCAGTCGCAGCGGTCGCTGCCAAACCGGCGGTAGTTCCGGAGATGTCGATCACCTCACTTGCCTGTTCGTAGATGATGTTATTGATCGTGTACGTTGTGGTATTCGCCGGCGTCAGGTTTTCATCATCTGTTGCGGCCGTCCCTAC